TGGCCCTCAGACGGCATTGCAGAAGCACTAGAGCGACCTCGCCCTGGCGCAACCTGCTTCTCCAACTGAGAAGTCTGAGCCTTCCGACTGGTTTGAGCAACTGGCGTACTATTAGCCCCTGGCCACGATTGAAAGAATCTCGCCACGCGATTTACATCTAGTTGACCTTGTGCGTCTTCCAGATACGTTTGCCGAGTAATACCGGTAAGTGGATCAACTTCTAACAGCCAAGACTGAAAATCTTGGTTGTCGTTGATGTCGTTCCAATTTGGTACTTGGCTTGAGAGTTCCGACCAAAACGATTGCTCAGCTGATTGTGCTTGCCTATGCGACATTTGTTGTACCTGTGGTACGACGCTGGTTTGCAACTGCCGAATTGTTTGCTCAAGCTGGGCTACGCGAGCGTTAGACTGAGCTAACTCTTCTCTTGCAGCACGCCGCATAACATCAATCGAATCACCATACTCTTGGACATCTTTATCCGTAATCAAAGGATCATTAGACATAGTCGCCTGTTGTGCTGGTTGATTAGAAAGATTGCTAAACAGCTCTTCCATTTGAGAAACACGGGATGACAACTCACGGTTCTGCGCGGTTAGCTTTGGAACCTCTGCGTTGTACATACCTTGCAACGTTTTATACTTCTGCTCCCAAGAATCTTTCGTCTTGGTGTCCGGCTGTCCTTGCTCCTCGGTACCAGACTGGGGTGCTTGCTCCGTTACACTGTTGGCTACAGCCTCCTGTACCTGCCCCTCAACAACTTCCGCTTCGGCCTCGACAGTTGCCTGTGCCTCAGTTTCGCCGTTAAGTTCTTTGTATAGTTCCTGTACTGCCTCAGACTGCATCTGAACTTGCTTTGGTAATGCCATGTTGAACGCTCCTATCGGTGTGCGTAATTAGCAGCTGTCATTGTGACTTTGCCGCTATCTCAGGGGACTGTTCTATATACTTCGTAAGCTCTGACAGAATTTGACACCGCCCCTGTGCAAGTGCCGTATTCTGTGCGACGCTGGGTAGCTGCTCTAACTCGTGCATACGCCATTCCTGTAGCCATTCGGCTATCACCGGATATTGGCGCACACTTGCGGCTAGTGCCTTAGTAACTTCAGGAGTAGGCCGGATCATCCTGCTGCTCCTGTGTCGCGGTTACTAACTGTGTTCGCATCTTGTCCACCTTTGGGGCTTCCGTCAGGTAATGATTCCGGATTGCCAACTGATGACTGTTGGTCGGCTTTTGCGGCCTCCAACTGCATCCGAGCAGATACACGGTTCATATACCCTTCTTTTTCCCTAGATGGAACGATGTCGTCCACAGGCATTTGCAACCCTTTAGCCACTTCACGAAGAATCGCGGCGCGGCCATCCTTACCAACGATCTCCATGTCGATCTGGTTGGCGGTTGCGTTAAGAAACTCAAGACGGCGAATGTTGACAGTTTCTTTAACTGCAAGGTTGATCGAGCCTTTTGGCATGATCTCAACATCGCCTTTAATTGTTTCGTCATCGTCGTAACGCATATTATAAACGAACTGCCGATGTACAACGGGTTTAATTACATCGCTGTCAATGTGCATCACAACTTGACGTATACCTTTACCAGCAGCGCCCATAAGCATGGATAGACCGGACGATGTGCGCCCCGCCCCCTGGACGTTAAGGTCGCCATACACATAGGAAGGTATTCCTGAATGATCGTCTGCTAGCTTACTAAACTTGTCATACACACCAAGTAGTGTGTTTGCATTGTCGTCAGGCTGCGTAAACCGCACAGCCGGAGAACTAGACCCCAAAGGATCATTTGTTACTTGCCAAATCTTCCAAGGATGTAGCTGCGTAATGTCTTCATTTGGCGGGATACGTTCAAGGTTAACTTCAACTTGAGGGCCACTAGAAATACCCATGTTGTTAACCAGAGCACGCGCAGCCGCGTTACAAACGTTCTGAATATCCTCAATAGTCTCTGGTATGCCGCTACCCCAGAATGAACCAGGGCGCTTAATGAAAGATGTTTTAGCATAAGGCTTCTCTCCTAGCGGGTCGTAGTTGAGAATCGCCTTAATGACGTAATTACCAACAATCCAGACATTAGCGTCATATTCACGATGCTCTTCTTCGATCTCTTCTTCGTCAATGCCCCACTCAATAAGCATCTTGCCTGTGACCTTGCCCCAAAACTCCAGAGCGTCATAGACCTCAGTAGGACGGTTAAACGAGTGGAACTTTCGTTCCTCTTCGTCTTTAATAAGCTCTACATCTTCGTTAATCCATGACGAACCGTTGCCAATCTCCAATACTTTACGGATAGCATCGTCATCATACCCAGGTACACCAATAAGCTCAGCTAACTCTGTTCTGCTTAGCGGGTGATGCTCAAAGACATAGCCTTCGTTAATGTGCGAAATCCCTGGCTCGGGGTAAATCCTAAACGGATCAACACGCTCAAACTCAGGCGCAATAGTTTCTGTAGCTTCAACTACGGTCTTACCATCAGCGCCACGGCCCCAGCCCAGCTTACGCTGCCTGCGAACTACTGGCCCTTTGATAAAAGCACACGGGTAAGTTACTAGATCAGTAATAAACTCATTGAAAGATTCAGACCATCCGCCTTGTGCAAACTGGTCAGAAATCTTTACTTTCATCTTCTGCGCACGGTTGTCTGCAGCTTCTAACAGCTTAAACCTATACTCTTGGCCCACCATCTCCTTGAGTTCTATCATTTCATCAGGAGTAGGCGCACGGCCTTCGTTCTCTACAATCCGAGTCACTACCGTTGCGAACGCGTTTTGTAGTTCCGCAGTTTGTTCGGGCGATAGATCGGGAATCGGGGTAGGGTTTAAGTCCCAAGGTGGGGTACCTGTATCTAGCAAAATGTCTCGTAGCCAGCTTTCAGCCGCACGACACTTTACCTCAGTAACCATCATATAGATGTCTGAGCCGCCCTGTTCGTGAATCTGTTTTAGTTTGTCCGCTTCATAATGTCCGTTACGCTGCCGCAATGCACGAAGCATAATATTCTCAATCGGCTTCTTAGCCTGCCTTGCTGCGTCCCAACATGCCCGCAGATGAGCTGTAAGCCCCAGAACTACCTTATTGTTCTGGCGAGCAGCTAGCTCTTTATCTACCGCTTCTTTCTCCCTTTTACGGAGAGTGGCATTGTCTACGACGCGTAGCATTAACTTAAATCCTCTTTATCTTTATTGGTGCGGAACGTTGTAAGACCTTCTGCAGCCGTACCAGCTAAAGATTGGAACCTTTTACCCGCCACACGCAGGTTACTTGTAGGTGTAGTCTCGCCAGTAGCTATAAGGTTAGCCCTAGCTTGATCGACTAAACTTCCTTGCTGTGCTTGGCGCCCAGCCATTTGTGCCTGAGTAAAACCTTCGCCCCGCAGCTGGCCAATCTTAACACCAGATGTAGCTTTACTAATTCTATCACCAGGAGCTTTAGCGCCTGTTCTAATATATTCGTTTGTCTGATTGCGCCGCCAAGCTGCCATACGTTGTTCAGCTAGCTTTTCAGCCTTAGACTTAAACTCTTCCCCAAAGTACTGTACATCACCAGGTTTTTTTATATTTTTGGGTTTACCAATCTTGAACTCATTATCAACAGCAGTCTTAGGAGCTTTGGCGTAGTCAACAAGTTTAGTATCGTACGCTGTGTACTTAAGGCCGCGACCTGATGTGTCGCGTGTGTCAATAACTTTAGCCACTATTCATTCTCCTCTTTATCCATATCATCCATTTCTATCATGGTGTCTGGATCATTCTTATCGGAGTATACATAACCGCCACTTTTATATTCACGCACTTTTCGTTGCGCCATACCACTGGTGTCCATCTTCGGATTATCCGAGTAGACAGTGTAAGGTTTTCCGCAGCCGCATGGCATACCTTTGTGCATGTTTACACTCCTACGTTACACATACTTAGATTTATACATGGCAACAGGTTCTAACGCAAGTCAATTAAAAAATACCCCCTACGGGGGCAATCCGTAGAGGGTACTGAGGTAAGTTAACAATGAAGGTGTCTCGAGATGACAATAATAACATATCAAGTCCAACCCGCTGCTGCAACCCTTTTGACCTCACGGCGCATATTAACCATCGCTCCCTCTCCTGCGGTAGCGACATGTAACATGAAGTATTGTAGCGCTTCTGCAACATGAGAGTGGTTGTTTTTGTCAATGTTTCCGTTCTTATGGTGGAAACGATACCCGCCCATCATAGCAGCTTTCAGCTGTGTACACTTTGGGTCAAGTAAAAAAGCGCTATCACCATCAACATGTCTCATAAGGTAATCGTCCACTGCGGAAAGACGAGCCGAGACATTGTTGGTTTTGGCAGGGATAACGCGGAAACCTTCAGCTTTTATTATATCAACAGCGCTGCGTTCATCGGTCTGCGCCCGTTGTATGCCCGCTGGGTCTGTGACAACAAGTATTGGTGCGCCAGGGAAACGTTCGTAGATCAAAGGTTTGAGAATCGTGCGGACGAAACGCTGAATCCCCATATCAAAAGACACTGCCTCATCGAGGACTAGCACCCGCCCGCGAGGGTCTTGTTGCCCTATAACCGCAGCCGGTGTCAACCCCAAATCCATACCAACAACGACAGGACGCACCCCATTGAGAATAGGACTAAGAGTCTCATCAGCCATGTGGTAGTCTGGTCTGAAATACTTGTAGACAGGCTGTCCAGCTGAGCTGAGTCCGTATTCACCGTCAATGAAGACTCTGATATATTCTTCGCTACGTCCTTGGGTGTCATAATATCCATCTGGTAGGTTCTCTATGTTTTCTGCGTAAGTGCTCCGTCCGGAGGGCTGCTTGAACACATCCCACCCATTGTCGTTAGGGCTGACGCCGTCTTTAGCATCAAGCCCTTCCATTTGATAGTACCACCATGTGTCCATAGTCGGAGGGTTAGTGTCACCCCACATACCAAACCATGTCGGCCCGCCGTCCTTCTTCGAAGGAAAACGTCCGATACGCTTAGACATCGCGTCTACAATCTCGGAGTTAATGTCTCGACACTCGTTAAACCACGCGAAGGTAAGCTCGAGAGAGTTCAGGTTGGCCACATCGTCTGCATCATCGAGCGCACGAAACATAATCTCACACTCAACATCGCCTACCTTAAAGAAATAAGTCTTGGTCGTACGCATGAACTGCCCACACGGGCCAGGTGGAAACCAATCAAGAAATGTTTTAATTGTCGTATCCGTTAGCTGGCGTACAGTCTCACGCACAACAGCACACCGAGATTTGCGTATGCCTTGTTCGTTCGGCTCCTGAGCACTCGCCCGACGCACAATCTCAAAACAACTGGCCACTGACTTACCAGACCCGACCGGCCCCATAAGCACACGCATCTTAGCGTCTGACTGCATAAACTTTGCAGCTGTCCTCGATGGCGTAAAGTTAATATCCAATCTTCTTACCCCGTTTCTGATTCATGTAGCTGCGATCATGCCGCTTACCGACTACAGAATCTATATACAGCGCTTTCTGTCTGATGCGCTGCAACTCCTGCTTAAACTCCTCCGCAGTCATATTAGCTGCCGACTTACCCTGGCCAACCCATCTTTCTTGCATTGTCCTCGTACTCATCTAACGCTGTTATATCCCCGCAAAACTTGCACCACTTGTAGTCTGATGTCTCATCTCCGCAGTGTGGGCATCTTTCACCCTGTTCTTTATAGGCAAGCAGAAGTTCCGGATCATCGAGAAGTACGATTGCGTAAGGTTCTGTGATACTCTTCTTTCTCCGAATCTTCTGCTTGTACTGTACACCCAGTCCCGTAAGAATCTGCGATACACGCTCACATTCCTCCAGCGTCGAGAAGGTGGCCATCTTCTGCCCCTTGTACATCTGAGTGAATTTCGTCAATAGGTTCGTGATCAATGACACTCGCTGTGTGGTCTTGACCTCCGAGGTTAATTGTAATTTTAACTCCGCCACCTGCTCCCTCCGCACTTACTTCGTTTTTAGGTTCTAACCCGCCCCACTTTACCGTGGATTTAATCAGGTCGGCTTTTACTGCGGCTGAAACATCAGGGCTGTGGATTAACGTCCAACTCGTTGTCAGAAGTTCTTCCGCCTGTGCTCGGGCCTTAAGTTTGAATGTCATGCCTTTCTCACGAACTTCGTCGCGGTAAGACTCGACCTTCTTAAGAAAGACTTTGTCCTTGTTAAATATCAAGAGGTCGGACGCGGTTACGCTGTGCCGATCCTTAACCTCGTCCAAAGTCTCACCGCTACCTTCTAGCATAAGCGCCATGTCGAAGGCTAAGCGGTCAGACCATTTCGTATGTTTAAGCGGTAATGTATCCATGAACCAAATCTAATTCCAAAATTACGATGCTGTCAAGCACGCAGTAAACTTTACACCTTCATTTTAGCAGGTCTTGTTATGTGAGGTTTACTTATATAGGCGGGGGGGTCAAAAAAATAATCCATGTGCCCCCCCTCTTGCCTAACGCAAGCGCACGCGACGCGACGCGATAGGCAACGCGCAACGCCTAGCAAAAGCCCCGAAAACTGCCCTAACTTTACATTTATGTCATGTTATGCCTTAATGAAGTTGTCGCTGATGACCAGCGACACGGCGGGCGGGTCAGCCCATATCCGCCACGCTGTTTGACAATGTGGGTAACTAAAGGAGTGTGTTATGACAACACGTATCTTCGAAGGGCGTTTCAATATTCGCTTGAATACTGAAACAGGTGTAATCAGCCTAGCTAAGGCTACAGACGGTAACTATACCGCCGAAGCCGCCGATTGGCTAGTCGAGACAATCCTGACTGGTGCTAAAAAGCACAAGGCAGACCTCGACCGCTGGAGCTTCTACATCAAGGATGTGAACCAGAAACTTGCCGAAGGCGAGAATCTGAAAGCCTCCGAGCTGCAGAAAGCTGTGAAAGCGGGCTTCAAGCCGGTCATCAAGGCTGGCAAATGGGGCAAACCACGTCTCGACATGGTGAACCCTGAAGCACCTTCCGCCAAGCAAAACGACAACATCGTTCTGCTTTAACTCAACCGGCTGGGGCGCAAGCCCCAGCCCTTCTACCGGAGAATTGACTATGAAAGTAGAAAAGCTAAGACGCTTCCGCGTTGACTGGGTTGAGTATGGAACCCTTTACTTCCGCTGGTATAAGACAGAGGGCGCAGCCCGAGCCTTATATCTCACATTGATCCACGATGTAAAGATACCAGCCCATCTGGTAAACATCTCGGAGCAATAACAGCAGGGGAGGGGAGGCGCAAGCCTCCCCGAACCACCCATCAAACTAATGGAGGTAACTATGAAATATGTTGGTGGAATGATTTGCTTTGCCGGATTCTTCTTGATGATGGCAGGCGTGGGCACAATCGAAGCAGATAACTCAATAGTAGGTATCGAATTGATTATCTGGTTCCTGATAAGCCTGATTGGAGTGCTAAGTTTTGGAATGGGAGCACTGATACTGAACCAATACTGGAAATAACTGGGAGGGAGTCGCAAGGCTCCCTTTCTTTTTGTGTAAAGTTTATAGTTAGGATATATATACCCCCATTGCTCGGGGGGTTACGGCACACTCTAATGCCAGGTTTTAGAGGTATCTATACTATCTAGTCTAAACCTGACGCTATATGTAGGGTTTTAGATAGCCAAACTATACAACATCTTGATAGAAA